TTTTTTCCAGCATTGGCGCGGGCTGGGTCGTTTTTGCCTTCTCTGGTGACGTTTTTAAAAAAGTTTGTCATGGAAACAATCCACTGATATCAAGGCTTAACAAGGATTAGTGTCGAAGTGTCGTTTTTACTCTTACTTATGAAATAAAAAAAAATATTAAAAAGGGGAGATGTATGTATAGCAGTAAGTAGAAATATTTTCGTCGCAAATGGCAATTATCGTCCCAGATACTATAAACATTGATAGTCCAGAAAACATATTTGTCACTCGTGCTGGCACTAGATTTTAACTTTCTAGTGTTTACTGGGGTTCACGTAAAAAAAATCGTCACTAAAATCGTCACTAAAAAACTATTGGTTTATTATTTGTATCTTTGTGGTGTAGTTACGATCTCAAAATAGGTAACTTAAAAACATTAGCCCTTTATAATTTTTGTAGCTTGAGATCCTACAAACTTTATTTAGGGCATTTTTAATTTATAATACTATGAAGTGTTTAAAATGCAACCAAGAAAAAGAAACTAGGGAGTTTCAAGTAAATGAGTTTTTGACTCGTGGGTACGTCGATAATTGTTATGATTGCGAAAGTGATTATATTCATTTTATAATGCGTGAGAAAGAACAAAATGAGCGTAGGGCTAACGCTTTGCAGTTGGAGAAGGACAAGGCCAACGAGTACCGAAAGACTTATCGATTAAAGAATAAAGATAAGATAAACGAGAAGGCCAAGCAGTACCGACTTAGTAAGAAGGTTGAGAAGGTCGTAGACCCTAGAGAGGTAAGCTATAGCGATATAATAAATAGATATAGAGAATACAGAAGGGCGTTAACCTAGACCCGTAGGTGAGGGGCTGAGGTGTATTGTGTGTAGCGCCTTAGCCAGCCAACCTGATGACGTAGTATGTCATGACGGCCGAGGTCATCCTAGGTAGTGGGTAGAAAACGCCAAAAGTTTGAGGGGAAATTTTGAAATTGGTACCCCACCCCTCTAAAAAAAATCGGTTTCCCTTTGGGTAACTTTTTCGTAAAACGGGTGATAACCTGATACTTACAGATATTTAATATTTTTTTATATCTTTGCATTGTAGAGTAGTCGCTACATTTAAAAATATATACAAACTCCAGCATTGATACAGACGACTACCTGTTGACGTGCTGGTTTTTACTTTATGAAAATATGCAAAAGGTGTAATACCTTAAAAGAGTTATCTAAGTTCAATATTAACTTAAAACTAAAAAGTGGATTAGGATCTAATTGTGATAGTTGTAGAAAAGAAATAAATAAAAAATACAACGATGATAGTATTGAAAAAAGAAGACAATACTATTTAGATAATAAAGAACTTAAAAAACAATACGCTAAAGAATATAGATCAAATAATTTAGACAAAATTAAGCAATACGAAAAAAACAATAGATGTAAGTCTTACAAAAGAAAAGTAGTTTTAGCTAAACAAAGAAGAATAGACGATCCTTTGTATAGGTTTAGTAAAAACACAAGATCTTTAATTTATAAGTCATTTAAAAAATGTAATGATAGTTTTAAAAAAAATGATAACACAGAAAACATTCTTGGATGTAGTATTAAAGAGTTTCAATTATACTTACATAATAAATTTACATATGGAATGTCTTTAGATAATTATGGAAAATGGCACATAGATCATATAATTCCAATATCTTCTGCTAAAACAGAAGAGGATATTATAAGATTAAATCACTATACAAACTTACAGCCTTTATGGGCTGAAGATAACTGGAAAAAGGGAACTAAAATATGTTCATTCTAATACATTGTTCATTGCAACTGAACGTTTAAATATATTGAACAATAAATTCATTATCTTTGCGTATGGAAATTGAAATTCAAAACAGATTAAGGTTAGGATTAGTATTTGGTTGGGAGCTATACAATATAGATGAGGAGTATGACTATGGAGAGTTTATACTTTACTTGTTTGTTATTAGTTTACACATCAGATGGATAAATGAATTAAAGTTGTAACTTTGCAAAAAAATATATGAGAGGTTTAAATATAAAAAAACAAGTAAGGAAAGATACTCCATTAGCTTTTACAAATGATCCAGGATTTGTTGATCCAAAGTCTGTAATTGTAAAGAGATTGAATAATGGAGAGTACAGACAAAATTCTGACAAAACCATTTCAACTCATAAGATGGCTTCTTATGAATCAGACGGAAAGTATTATGCTGCACCTACTGTATATCCAAAGGATAGAAAAGGAACCTCGTCTCGTGATCCAAAGGATTGGTATGAGAGTCCTGAAAAGTCTTTTGCATTTGCAGATACTGCTGTAGCAAGAAAAGAAAGGTACGGTCCTTTTAAAACTGAAAAAGAAGCAAAAGATTTTGCTGCAAACGGATATAAAAAAAATAAAAATAAATAACTATGAAGAACAGTATAAACAACCCGATGCCAGATCAGACGATTGGTATTACAAAGATTGTAAAGGCTGCTAAGGCGCAAAAGCAGATGAAGAAGAACATGAACATGGCTGAGGCTATGATGATGGCAAACTCTATGTCAATGAGACCGATGAGTCATAACATCATCATGAAGAAGAAGTAATGAGTACAGACTTTAGATTCGTAGGCATATCGCCTAGTGTTGACCTAACGGAGAGACGTAGCGCGATGTTGAACGAACAGACAGAGCCATTCACATTGGATGACATGAGGGGCTACAAGGTATTCACAGCTTTATTAACACAGAGTGGTGGGGATGATCCACTTACTATTGATACAGGCTTATTAACTATTGGAGCAACATATCGTATAAATAATAATTCTATAGGAATGGACTTTACAAATGTTGGGGCTGCTAATAATAATTTGGATACTTTTTTTGTTGCAACAGGAATTACCCCTAACTCATGGGGAGAAGGGCAAGGTACAGGTAATGGTACATTAGCTTACAACACAGGCGCTCCAGTAGCAACTATATTAGAGAACACTATTGGGAATGTATGGTTTACTTATAGTGATGTTGGGCTCTACACGGTTAAGTCTAATGATTTATTTACTTTAAATAAAACCATTTGTTCTTTATCAAATTCTTTATTTGGAGGTATTGGTGACTTTAATTCAAATCTAATATTTTATTCATCAGTTACAGCAAATAATGAAATTTATATTGTTTCTTCGATAGGTGGGAGTTTTGCAAATAATCAATTATCAAATACTCCAATAGAAATAAGAGTTTATAACTAATAGTTCACTAGATGAAATAGAGAAACGCATAGCTTAAATGTTATGCGTTTTTTTTGTATATTTGCCCATATAAATTAAATATAATATGGAAAATTTTGGATACAGTCCTAAAGACTTGCACTTCGACAACGAAGGAAGAGACAAACTGATTAGCGGAATAACTACTATTGCTAAGGCAGTTAAGAGTACGCTTGGACCGAGAGGAAAGACGGTACTTATTGAATCACCAAACCACACGCATGGTATAACGGTAACCAAGGATGGTGTTACTGTTGCTAAATCTATCTACCTATTGGATCCTGTAGAGAACCTAGCGGTTAAGATGATGAAGGAGGCTGCGGATCGTACGGCCACTAGTGCTGGTGACGGTACAACAACGGCTATTGTGCTTACAGAGGCTATTGTTAAGCAGGGCCAGGAGATCTTGAGCGATAAGCACAACGTAACGGAGGTTATCAGACACATGAACAGCGTGACTGATCGTTTGATTGGTAGATTGGAGAAGAGATCGAAGAAGGTTAGCGGTAAGACGTTGCATAATGTGGCATCAATCTCTGCTAATAATGATGCGGAGCTTGGTAAGACTATTGCTAGTGTGTATGAGAGCGTAGGTAGTGACGGTATTGTGACTATTGAGGACTCTCAGACTGCTGAGACGTATACGAGTGTTACCAGTGGTATCAAGATCGATAGAGGATACACCTCGAACATGTTTATCAATAACCATAAGAAGGACGAGTGCATCATGGAGGATGTTCTTGTTTTGGTTACGGATCAGGAGATCAGCAGCATACTATCGATTGAGAAGATACTTAAGCCAGTTATTCAGCAACAGAAGAAGTTACTGATCATAGGTACATGTAGCCAGAACGTTATTAACACACTGGCTGCCAACGTGGTACAGAACAATCTTAAGTTTTGTAACATTGCACCACCTCAGTTTGGGTACAAGCGTAACGAGCTGATGGGTGATATCGCACTTGCGGTTGGAGCTAAGTACTTCTCAGAGAGCACAGGAGATGATTTGAGCTTGATTGGAATGGAGGACTTGGGTAGAGCAGAGAAGATTATCGTTGGAAGAGATAGCACAGTGATCGTTAGAGCTGAGGTTGTGAGCGAGGAGATCAAGGAGAGAGTTGCTCAGCTTTGGGATGCGCATAACATGGCAGACCGTAAGGGAGATAGAGACTTTATCAAGCAGCGTATTGCCAGTTTGACAGGTAGCATCGGTGTTATCTACGTGGGTGGTAACTCAGACCTTGAGCAGAAGGAGCGTAAGGACAGGGTTGATGACGCTGTGTGTGCTGTGAGATCAGCGTTGGAGGAGGGTATCCTACCAGGTGGTGGATTGGCCTTGTTCAGTGAGTCTTACAGTATCATTGCTGATGCTGACGATACTGTTGAGGATATTAGTCTTAACGAGTATGCTGCGATGCATATCATAGCAAGGGCAGTACAGGCACCATTGTTGCAGATCATGACCAACGCAGGTTTGGATGGTTATGACGTGATGGAGCTAGCGTTTGAGAAGGACTGGGGGTATGATGTTAAGAATGAGAGGTATGGTGACATGTTCAGGATGGGGGTTATTGATCCACTGAAGGTTACCAAGAACGCGTTGAAGAACGCGGTGAGTGTAGCTACCACTATATTGAGTACTAACGCGATAATAACAATGACAAGAGCCTAATGAAAGCACAACCTTTAAACAAATACATACTTATTACAACGATAGATGAACAGATTAAAACGGACTCTGGTCTGCTGCTTACTGGCAGTGATGCTGAGAAGTTTAGGTATAAGAAGGGACAGGTTATTAAGCCAGGAACCACAGTGGAGTGCGTGAGCGATGGTGACCTTATCTACTACGATAAGAACGCTGGATACACGATGCTTATAGAGAATGTACCCTACACTATAATTCAAGAAAGGGATGTGGTGGTAGTCCTCTAGCGGCACGTTTCTTAATTACATGAGGCTGTTTTTGATAGGCGATTTCTTCTATCTTCTTCAGCCTTCTTTTTTCTGCGTAGTTTCGGTTCATTGTTTTTATCACCCTCTTGTACATATTGTCTGTATAGGAGACGTTGGTATTGAACAGCGGATTGTTCTGCTGCGCTTCAGAGATCGGTTCCTCACCGTTTAGTTTCTTGTATACACTGACCATCAGCAGCTTACCCTTATGAGACACCTCGTATAGCGCACCCTCTGTGCCCTTACGGTCTCTCCATACAGAGATCCATCCCTCCTTAAGAAGTCGTTGGAATCGATTCACATCCCATGTGAAGATGCACTCGTATTCTTTGAAGTCTGCCCTGCTGAATAGTTTTTGGGTGTACAGGAACGAGATCATATCAAGGTCTGATGTTCCAAGACCATACTTTGCCTTAACCCAGTAACGAACGACCCTGTAGTACTTCAGGTAGTCGTATTTAGGTTCGGTTCGATCGTAGTTTTTGCGTAGTTTTGAACTAAATTCCATTAGATTATATTTTATATCTTTGCAAAGATAAAACAAATAATCATGTCATTAAAAAAGACCGTAGCTTTAGCTAAGAAATGGGATTCAAAGAAGTCTTTGGACGGAAAGATGTCTTATCTGAAGGGTAACATTAAAAAACAAGGAGATGCCACTAAAAAAGGGAAGTAGTTCAAAAACTATCAGTTCAAATATTAGAACTGAAATGAAACATGGGAAACCACAGAAACAAGCAATAGCAATCGCCCTTAGTATGGCGGGTAAAACTAAAAAAAAATGATAAAAGAAAAAGCAACTGGAGAAATGTATTCATCTAAAAAAGCAATGATGAAACACGAAAAAATGGAAGGTCCTAAAAAAGGAACTAAAACATTAATGAAGGTTAAAAAGAAAAAATAATGTTACTAGGTAACGTAATTGAAAAGGTAACCACCACCACTGGTATAAAAGCTGTGGTGGATGCTGTTGCCAAGAAAACAGGTAAAGATTGTGGATGTGCTGCTAGAAAGGCAAAGCTAAATAATCCTAATTTATTAATAAATAAGATATTATGAGTAATTTTAAATTACAAGGGATGAGAGCGGCTGCTGTTACTCCATCAAATACGGTTAATATTCCATCAATCTCAGGACCAGATGCTGCTCAACCATGTGTACTTTACGTAGGTACTGGAGGTAACTTAAAGGTTATTACAGAGGGTGGAGATGAGGTTACATTTGTGAATGTACAGGATGGAACATTCTTCCCAGTTAATGTATTAAGAGTATTTGCAACAGGTACGACTGCAACTAATATTATAGCAATCTGGTAGCATGCAGATATCTATAGCAAATTTAATAGGAGGGTCAAACTCTTCAATTGGTTATGTTAAAAAACTAATCAAAAATTTTAAGGCTCGTGTACTTCCGAATAGTATATTTGAGGCAGAGGCTTGCTTAGTTGCTACATTAAGGGCGCTTAATTTTATTGGATTGCTTAGAAAAACTTCTTTAGTGATTACTCCAAACGCATACACCGAAGGAATATTGTACGATGTTATCCCTAATACTACGCTAGGTGATATGACCGTTGTTCGTGCTACAACAGCAACGAGAGTAAATAGTGCAGGATTGATTGAAGTAGTGCCGAGAAATTTAATTACATATAGTGAGCAAATTGATAATGCAGATTGGGTAAAAACAAATGTAACTATAACTGCTAATGCTACAAATGCTCCAAATGGAACATTAACTGCTGAAAAATTAATTCCAACTGTAACTAACGATTTACATATAACTGAAAGTAGTGTAGTTCCTTTTGTTAGTGGAAATTCATATACTTTTAGTTTTTATGCAAAAAGAGCTGAAAACAATTTTATTCAAATTACAGCTTCATCTTCTTTATTATCAACAAGAGCAAATTTTAATTTATTAAATGGTACTTTGGGAACTGTAGATAGTGGAATTACTGCTACTATTACATTAATTGATAATGATTGGTATAGATGTACTGCTTCTTTTGTAGCTTCGGCAACGGGTAATTTTAGAATGATTTTATCTAATATAACAGCTTCAACTTCCGCTCGTTTTGCTACTTTTGCAGGTAATGGAACTTCGGGTGTTTTTGTTTGGGGTTGTCAAATTGATAATGGCTCAACAGCAACAGAATATTTTCCTACTACAACACGTTTAAATATACCTCGTATTGATTACACAAACGGAAGTTGCCCGAGTTTATTGGTAGAGCCACAAAGAACAAATTTACTTACTTATTCAAATGATTTTAGTAATGTTATTTGGGCAAAAGTAGCTTCTTCAACAGTTACAACAGATTCAGGAGTTCAAAATCCAAGTGGAGTTTCTCCTACATTTAGGTTTAATGCATCAAATTTAGCTTTTGGTGGAATTTTAAGACAAATTTTAACACTTACAGTTGGGCAAACTTATACTTTTTCTTATTTTGCTAAAAAAGGAAATTATAGATATGTTGGAATAAGATTTAATAATGCAAGAAATGGAGAAAGATTTCCTACTTATGATTTTGATACTGATACATTAAACAAACAAGGTGCAACTTGTGATTTAAGTAGAACTATTTTAACTAATGGTTGGGTTAAATTAACTATAACTTTTACTGCAACAATTATTACTTCTAATTGTGATATTGCATTGACTACCTCAAATGGTGATACTGCAACTGCATTAAGTGGAACTGAATTTATGTATGTTTTTGGAGCGCAAACAGAATTGAGTTCTTTTGGAACTTCATATATTCCAACAGTTGTATCTACAGTAACTCGTAACGCTGATGTTATTTCTAAAACAGGAATAAGTAGTTTAATAGGGCAAACAGAGGGGACTATATTTGTTGAAGCTAATTTAAGTGTAAATGCAAACGAAAGAAGAATAATAACTGTATCAAACGGAACAGAATCACAAAGAATAATGTTTTGGACTGACGGAACTATTTTATATGCTAATTTCAATAATCTTTCTGTTACAATAGGTACTTTTCCAATAGGTATTGCAAAGATAGCATTAGGATATACTATATCGGGTGGTTCTACTACATATAGTATTAAGTTAAATAATAATACTTTAATTACAGGTACTTCTGCTACTGCACCAAATCCATTAAGTGCTATTAATTTAGGAACAACTACAGGGTTAGGTTTAATTTTAAATGACAGAATTAATTCAGTTCAATTATACAAAACACGTTTAACAAATTCGGAGATTACTTCATTAACAGCACTATAAAATGATATATAAATTAAACTATACAGACAAAGAAACTGCAATAAAAGACTTCTTAAAAAAAGGAGTTTATATTAAAGTTGAGGATTTAAACAAAGAAAAATCTTTAGTTTACGGAAAGGGCATCCAAGCTATTGTTGAAATTGGTAAAATAGTTTTGACTAATGGAACTTACGATGCTGACTTTAACGAAATAACTGCACCTGTTTACGCTGAAGGATATGCTTACGATGTTATGAGTGATATTGAGTACAAGTTTGAAAGCGAAATATTCCCTAATAATCCGAAGCATAATTTTGCAGGATGTGAACCAATTAAAGAAATAGATTTTAATTTATTAAGCGATGAGCCGACAGCAATTTGATGTTATATTAAACAAGTTAATTAGCAGAAAATTATCCGTTTTCGTGATCGCTTGTATTGGATTATTTAACCAAAGTTTAACATCTTCTGATTGGGTTGTTATTGCGACGGCTTATATCGGTATCGAGGGAGTTACGAATATAGTTGAACGATTAAGAAAATGAAACAATACATTTTAGATTTAAGGCAATCAGTTATTACAGGTGGGTATTTTATGTTTACATTTACTAATGTTGATGTTGCTATGAAGGTTGTAGCTTTTGTAATAGCTACAGGATATACCGCAAGAAGGTGGTATCTAATGGAAAAAAATAAGAAGAATGAGACTGAACAGTAGTGGATACTTACTTATAACTGAGTTTGAAGGATTTAGTGCAAAGCCATATTTATGCAGTGCTAAAATTCCTACCATTGGTTTTGGCTCGACTTACTATAGTGACGGTAAGCGTGTGACAATGCTAGACAAACCAATAACAAGAGATCAAGCACTAGAAATATTTAAGAAGGTGGCAGATAGTTTTGCTAAAAAAGTTTCAAATCTTATAACTAGTCCCTTAAATCAGAATCAGTTCAACGCATGTGTTAGCATATGCTATAATATAGGAATAGCCGCATTCACTGGAAGCACACTGTTAAAGATGATTAATAAGGATCATAACGATTCATTGATATCGTTAGAATTTAAGAAGTGGAATAAGGTAAATAAAAAAGAAGTAGCAGGTTTAACAAAAAGAAGAATTCATGAAGCAATTATTTATTTTAGTTAGTTTAGTTTTAATTAGTTGCGGAGCACGTAAGGTTGATATTCAAAAAACAACCACAAAGAAGGACAGCACTGCAACAACAGAAGTTAAAGTTATAACTATAGAAAACAAACAAAAAACAGATTCTACAAATATAGCTACAACTATAGATAGTAGTGAGATTACTATAACTCCAATCGATTCGTGTAAAGAAATTATTGTAGATGGTAAGAGTTATAAAAACGTTGTTTTAAAGATCAAAAAAAATAAAGCTAACACTTTATATGTAAACAATAAAAAGGAGTCTGAAACAAGACGTATCGACTCTGTAGCTACTGTTAAAGTACAAGAAACAGAGGACGTACTTGTAAGTGGTAAGAAAATAGATAAGCCAGCAAATTACAGTTGGATCTTCTGGATATTTTTATTAATTATTATATTATATTTGCTATGGCGAAACAGACTGTTGTTGCTACTAAGATAGAGAAGAGTATTTCAAGACCTGGAGTGCATTCTAAAAATAAATCATCTAAATTAAAGTCCTCTAAGAACTATAAGAAGAGTTACAGAGGACAAGGGAAATAAAATATGACTCAGATAAGTAGATATATAATTGATACAAAGGTAACTGGATCTGATAAGTGGATTGGTTCTGATTCTGAAACTCAGAACACTACAAAGAACTTTACACCAACAAAATTAGCTGTATACTTCAATGAGAATCAGGTAATAGATATTGGAACTCCTATACGTTATAGATACGATATACTTCAGCCATTGGATGATAGGCTTCGTGGAACTATAACGTTTGAACCACAGGTTGGAACTCCTTATAACTTCTCTGATATAACTAACTTTATACTTAGTAAGTACACACTAAAGCAGAACGATGTGTCTGAGTATCTTACCTTCTTGGTTGGTAAGAAGATACTTATATCTAGTGCCGATGATGTGAATATATTTGGATACTATAGGCTAGACAGTTTGATTGAGAACCTAATAGAGCCTAACTTCTTTGATGTAACGCTTACCTACCTAACTGGTAACGGAGCTATTGTAGAGGATAAGGACTATCTAATATCACTTGTTGATGCGTTCTCTGGTGATACTCCAACTAAAACATCTGACCTTATAAATGACGGTGAGGATGGGGTGCACCCATTCATAACAGCACAAGACGTGGTTACTCCTACGCTTCAGCAGGTTGTCAATACTGGTAACGGTGTTAGTAACTTCGGAGGTATAGGTACTGCAAGCATTCAATCTACGAACTTTACAAATAACAGAACGCTTTATTTAAATGATAATTCATATCCAACCATAAGATTAGTTGATAATGCAAACGCATCTCATAACTTAACTATTGATTTAGATACATTAAATCTAAACGGAGTATCTTATAATTGGTCAAGCATAGTAGATACATCTGGTTTTGTTCCTTATACTGGAGCTACTCAAGCAGTTAATCTTGGTTCTTATGATTTAACGGTAAATAGTATTACAGTTGGTAAAGGATCAGGTTCTATTTTGACTAATACAGCAATAGGATTTGAGGCTTTAAAATTAAATACGACTGGACAACAAAATACAGCTTTAGGGTATAATTCATTAAGGAGTGTTACAACAGGTGGTGGAAATATTGGGATTGGGGTAAATGCTGGATATTTAATAACAACTGGCGGTAGAAATAATTTTATAGGCCTAGCAGCTGGTGCTGGAACAACGACTGGTTCCAACAATACTTTTATGGGAGATTTTGTTGGGCGTTTTAACACAACAGGCAGCGCTAACACATTGTTAGGTAAAAATGCTGGTTTTTATTTTGCTACTGGTAATGATAATACAGCTTTAGGATATGAGTCAGGTTATAATAATGAATCTGGCAACAGGAGTGTTTTTGCAGGATATCAGTCTGGATATTACGCAGGTTCTGGAGGTGTTTATGCTATTTCCGTAAGCAACTCTGTTTTAATTGGATCTAACACAAGGGTATCTGCAACACCAGCAACAAATCAAATCGTGATAGGTGATTCTGCAATAGGTATTGGAGATAATACGGTTACATTAGGTAATGACTCAATAGTTACAACCACCTTAAAAGGCAACGTAGGTATAGGCACAACTGCTCCAAGTCAAAAATTACACGTTAGCGGAAATGTAAGAATAACAGGAGCAATATACGATTCGAATAATTCTCCAGGTACACTTGGTCAAGTTCTTTCTTCTAAAGGAACACAGACGGATTGGATTGATGTTGGTACTGTTACATCTATAGGAATGACCGTTCCTTCTGCATTTAATGTTACTCCAAGTACTATTACATCATCAGGTACATTTGCAATAACGGGAGCGGGTGTTTCAAGTCAATATATAAGAGGAGATGGTACTCTTGCTAATTTTCCAACATCTACAGGTGGTGGAGCATCAGTTTCATATTACTTAAATGGCAGTATTTCTCAAGGTACATTTGGAGGTGATACTTATTATCAAATGAGTAGAACGCCAATACTTGGAGCTGGTACTAATTTTATAAGAACAAATGGAGCTGGTAATGGATATATTGCATCATTTATAACTGATGCAGGTGATCCTAATCAATTAAATATACCTGGTGGTAATTGGAATGTAGAGTTTTATTTTAATGCGAGTAGCGGCGGTGGTTCGCCTAGTTTTTATGCTGAGCTTTATAAAGTAAGTGCAGCCAATATTTTTACACTTATTGCAAGCGACTCTTTAAATCCTGAAGGTATTACAAACGGTACAGTTGTTGACCAATACTTCACTTCAATTCCAGTGCCTCAAACTACATTACTTATAACTGATAGGTTAGCTGTTAGAATATTTGTAAATACTGGAGGTAGAACTATTACATTACATACTGAAAACGGTAATTTATCAGAAGTATTAACTACATTTTCGTCAGGACTAACAGCGTTAAATGGGTTAACTTCTCAAGTACAATATTTTGCAGTAGGAACATCAGGTACAGATTTTAATATATCCTCTGCCACTGATACGCATACATTTAATTTACCAACTGCATCGGCAGTAAATAGAGGAGCTTTAAGCTCTGCTGATTGGACTGCGTTTAATAGTAAATTTACTTTACCAAGTTTCACAAGTGGCTCTGTTTTATTTTCAAACGGAACGACAATCGCTCAGGATAACGCAAACTTTTTTTGGGACGATACAAATAATAGATTAGGTATTGGAACGACAACTCCAGCTTATAAATTAGATGTACAGGGGACTGGTACAAGTACTCCTTTGAGAGTTGTATCTTCTGGAAATACATCAATATTATTATCAAGAGCAGGCACCACGGATAATGGAGATGCTACATTAACAGTCACTAATAGCGGGGCTTTGAATATTACAGCAAATAATGTGATAAGGGTAATTCCTTATAGCTCAGAGATTGCGAGGTTTAGTAACACTGGGTTAGCAATTGGAGCAACAACGGCTAACGCTAGACTTGACGTGAGAGCGCCAGGTGCATTATCTACTGACATAGGATTTAAAATTCGAAATAGTGCGGACACCTTAGATTTATTTAATGTTTTAGGAAATGGAAACGTAGGTATTGGGACAAATGCTCCAAGTCAAAAGCTAGAAGTTGTTGGAAATGTAATAGTAAATAGCCTTGCTCCGTTTATAGATTTATATTCTACTCAAACGGGGACACCAAGTTGGAAAATATATAATTCATATAATGTAACTGGAGATTTTTCTATTGTTGGAGGGACTTCAGTTAGTAATAAATTTAGAATACAGCCAAATGGTAATGTAGGTATTGGATCATTAACTCCTACGGAAATATTAGAAGTAAGTTCGACAGGTACTACTGGATTAGCGATAACTAGAAATGCTTTAGCTAACGCGTCAAGACTTTTTTTTAAAACAACGGGGACTTATAATTGGTCTATTGGTTTAAGAGGTTCAAGAAATGATTTGTCAATTTTTAATGAAACTTCAATTGAAGCATTAACGATAAATTCAACAACAAATAACGTATTAATTAATAATACAACTGACAGAGGTGGTGTACTTCAAGTAAAAGCGCCAGGCGCTTTATCAACTGACATAGCTTTTAAAATTAGAAATAGTGCTGATAATGCGGATTTATTTAATATTAACGGACTTGGGAATGTAGGTATTGGAGTTGGAACTCCAGCGGGTAAATTAGATTTATTCGACTCCGCATCTTCAAGTTTATATGTTAGAACAGGCTCTGTTGGAGCTAATTGGGTTACAGGAACAGTATTGTCACAACTTGGTACATACACAGATCATCCACTTGTTTTTAAAACAAATGACACTGCTCGAATGCGAATTGTAAATACAACAGGTAATGTATTAATAAACACAATTACAGACATTCCAAGTTCAAAATTAACAGTTGAAAGTACAACTCAAGGATTTTTACCTCCGAGAATGACAACCGCGCAACGTAATGCAATTGCATCGCCAGCAACGGGATTGATTGTTTATGATACTACTTTATTAAGCGAATTTCAATATAATGGAACGGCTTGGGTTACTTATCAATCACAATTAAATGGAACGGGTTTTGTAAAAGCGTCAGGAACGACAATAAGTTATGATAATAGTGTT